GCTATGATGCCAAAATGGATTCTTGCATTGTCGCCTTTTTCTTCTACGCTTTGTATAAGTTTGAACTTTCTTAATAGTCCTTTACAGGCAACAGCGACTCTTTCTTCTGCTTCGCTAAGTTCTTCTATGTCTTGCTTATGTGTACGGTCAGAAGTAATTATCTGACTAGTAGCTGCATATACTGCATACCATCTAGCGTATGCCATTCCTAAGCTGTGGCTTGCATCATCAAGATCGCCATCTCCATCAACTGGGTGCAATCCGCTAAAAACAGAACTACCAGAATAAGCAAGTCTTATTCCAAAGCCGCTAGGGTTAACTAATATTGGATTTCGACTGCTGTAATTAGTGCCACCAGTATTATCAATCCCTATATGCATAAACTCTTGAGTAGAGCCGTTTGGGTATGTCGCATTGTCAGTTTTTCCCTCAAGAATTATAAAAGGGCATCGCGATTCTGCTGTGTTAGGTGTTGATGTGTTTTCTATAACAAAAATTCCAGTAAAAGGGCTTCCTGCGCTCGCGAAACGCGCCCCTAAATCTTGTCCATTCTGACCTTTTTCATTGCCTAATTTGAAACTTGCAACTTGACAGAAAATATCAGTTCTATCACCTGCCAACTCAAGCCTTCCAACTGCATCAATGTTTATATTCTGACCATCTAAATTTATATTGTAGGAATCTATAGCTAGAGTGTGTCTGTCACTTAGACCAGAGGTAGCACCAAAACATTGCAGTGTTGTGGTAGTTGAATCAGTTAAGCCTAAAGAAAACCCTTGTGTAATTCCATTTAAGATTGTTTCTGACTTGAATGAACTGAGATAAGGAACGCTAACATCACCTGCAAAACCGCCTGAAATATCAGGCGTACCTGCTATAACAGTTGTCACATATTCTTCTAGATTTATTTCAGTTGTTTCTGCCTGGGTAATACTGATGTCGCTGACTTGCTGAATGACATTTATTTCTGTTTTATCAGCCGTGGTTTCTATTGTGTTTTTTTCTTCTGACAGGGTTATGCTTGATACTGTTTCTGATGTATCAATAGTGGTCTCGTTATCGTTAACAAAAATATCATTAGGCACGAGTTACTTCTCTAAGAACTGTAGCTTTGCCTTGGATTAGCCTTGTAACGCTATCACTTGCTCCACCTGTACCAGTGTAAATTTCAACGTCATAAACATAATAACCAGCATCTAAATTTGCTGTGTCTGCATGTGACATTTCCATCACAATAGCACCAGTGCTATCTAATGCGCCAAAAGTGAAATTATGGGCTGTTGTGTCATCGTATGTTTTACGCATTGAGCCACGCGCTGTATAACCATTTAAGTTACGAGCCACGCCACCCTGCTTAACATTTAGAGTCAAACTAAAATCTGAGCCTTGCTCAATCGTTATGTCGTATTTACCTGCTGTCATTCTGTCACCTCTGGTATTGGTACAGGTTTGTCAATTATCCCTATATGGATATATTCATCTGGCGATTGTCTTTCGCCATAAAAAAAATGCTGTAATTCTTCGTTTTCAGACTCTTGCTCAATTAGCGTTTGCATCGCACTGTTTGCTTCATCAGGGTCAAGATGCTCGGCAAAAATTACGTCTTCATGTTCGCCATTGCTATTAATTTTTTCGTATCCTATAACTATCATATCAAATCCTATGGTAACGGTGGTATAACAACTTCAACAATTCTGCTGTGCATACCAACTTGTAAATGTTGTATTTGTATCCCACTTATACCTGAGCCAGTGCGCCTTGCTTGCAATCTACACTTTAATGGCAAATGTATTCTGCCTAAATATACTTTATGATTGATATTTCTATAGTATGCGCTGTTGCCACTGCCAACAAAATAACTATCTTGTAAAGTATTGAAAGTAACCCATGTTCCTGCTGATGTTAAGCCGAAAGGTACATGTGCTAACAATGCGCCACCTGACGGAACTGGGTTAGTAGGATAAGCAGAAATATCCAAATAAGTTCTTTCTTGTAACTCGTATAATCTTACACCATCTATAAGTATATATTGTCCAGTTGTTGTGCTGTCATTTTGTATAATGTAATAAACTGTAGTAACGCCATCAGGAATATCAACGTCAATATTTATAGTCGTATTGCTTGTAAATATATGTGTACTAATAGCATCAGCAATGTCTGTGCTTGTACTAATATATACATTACATTGGCTTGCGGTACCGCCTAATTTTTGTAGTCTAAATCTATGTTTAACTCCATCATTTACAGTAATAGCATTACTAACCATAGTTGCTTTTTCTGTTGTACTACTAGTATAAAGATAGCCATAACCATAATTAGTAGTCAAAGTGCCATTACTCACTGTCCAATATTGCTCATCTCCTGTAATAAACTCTCCACCAGTTACAAGGTTTGATAATTCATGGTCATATTTGTAATGTAAGTTTTTGTACGTTTTAACCTGATTATTTACATAAACTTGCCCTGCGCCTATCTTGTTAGCAACATTGCCAATCATATATGCTCTCTGCCAATATGTTGCCGCACCAGTGTCAGGATAAGCTATGCCCGCATTGTATGAAACTGTACTGCCCTGCGGAACTTGTACCTGCGGGTAGTAGTAAGCCAATCCATTAGCAGTGCTTGAACTAGACTTATACATATAACCTTGCGCTTCAAACTCGATATGCCTACCTTTAGCAATTTGAAACTCAGGCTCAGGGAAATCAAACTCAAACAGTGTGCTTTGGCTAGTATTAATATAAATACTGCTGTGATAAGCATAGTATTCTTCTTCTACTGCACCACTAAATTTGTTAGCCGTAACTGTATTCGCGCTTATTTGATCGCCTTCTATAGAGCCATCAACTATGAGGCTGTTTGTTATGTATTTTTCACGTTGTATAAATGCCATAAAAAAACCTAATTAGCTACGATTATCTACGCCCATTAAAACGCGCACTTTTGTGGTTTCATATACATTTGAACCTTGTGTGTAGGTAATCTTGTAATAATTACCAATACTCCATGCGTTTTGTGTATCATTTACATATTGACTATTTAGTTCAAACCTAAATAATGCTTTTTGCACTGCTGCTTTAAAATGTTGTGTAGTTGACATTGGCTGTATATTTTCTAATAAATCATTACCACGATAAACTTCAACTTGATATGTTAAGCCAGCAATATCTTGCTCAACAACATCGTTGTATAGGCTTTGCACTTCTGTATTTGTGTCATAAATACTTATTGTTCCTTTTCCTACGAATGGAACACTATTATACATTGGGGTTCCCGCCACAGTTGCAGAAGTCCACGTTCCTCCTGGTGGTGCAGTTACAGAAACCCATACGTCTACAAATATCCTATCTGAATTTGGTCTATAATTAGTAGTAGACGTTGAAAAACCTTCCATAATATTCAAGACTTTAATTGTACTTTGGTAGTTAAATACCTTTGAATCTACCACTGTTCCATTGTCTACTTGTTGATATATTATTTCATCGTTTGGCGAAACTGGAGAACCTTTTGCCGCTTCAACCTCAACAAGATTAGGCTCGTCACCAAGAGGAGTAGTCTGCTGGACAATGATGACCGAATCGTCTGGATTCATTAATATTTGATCCCTATCATCTTGTGTGATTTCAAATTCAGCAGATGTAACGTCTGAATAAACGCCACTTATATTAACAGCTTGCACTGTAACTCTATAATGCCCAACTCGCCTATCAACAACATCAACAGTATGTCTTTTCCGTAATCCAAAATCTCTAGTCAGAGTAAACTCTTGGCTACTAGACAAATACTCTCTATGCCCTGGTGCGCTTGGCGCAGGTATTTTATAAACGTATAACTGGTAATGTGTTATATAGGGACTAGGATCATCGTTAATTATAATGCTTAATTTAGGCGTTGGATTTAATTCATCATCAGATACAACAGTAAAGTTTGCATTTATACCGACAGGAGCAGTAACAGAAGAGCCATCATAATTATTTAAAGTATGCGCGCTCTGATGAACCAACTCATCAGCATTTTCATCCCAGTCGTGCTGATTAGGATCATCCTCAAGTGCAGTAACTTCAACATATATTCCCATATTTTCATCAGGGATTATTCGCATATTTTGTATTTCAAATGCTTTTGGGTTGTATCCAAATTTTGTATATTCGACATTAATAATATCTCCTACCTTAAATTTAAGTGCTTCTAAATTTAATTTAAGTTTTATAGTAGATTGTAATCTGGACTTTTCTAAAGTAGCTTTTGCTATACGTTGTGCGGCTCTATGATCTGTTGTAAATGGCAAGTCTAAATCTAAAGTCAATCTTTCTCCGTCTTCAGTTTGATAGCTTGTGTTTTCTTGAGTCGGGTAACTCGAAACAACATAGTCTTCATCTAAAGATGGGTGCTTGCCTTGTACAACATTAAATTGGTTTCTACGCGATGCTTTTGTTACTACTGAAATAGCACCAACCATCATATCCTCGTCTACAGTTGTTGATTCAACTGTTCTGGCTTTGTTTGCATAAATGTGAAACTTACCTGCTGAATAGCATAACTTACCTGCCATACTAGATAATATGTCTTCTATATTTGTTTGAACTGAATTTGAAGTGAGAACTACGCCATCACAAGTATATCTTTTTTGGGTTGCTGATGTTCCTGCTAAATCTACATTTTCATTACATACAGATATGGCAAGGTTTCTAGATGTAGAATCAAAATGAGCATTTGTAAGATTAAGCCCATAAACTTTGTCTCTCATATAATCCATAAGACAAAGCACAGGATTATTAGAATAAACCCATGTGTTTGGATTTGTGCTGCTTTGTGATGAATTTGGATTAAAGACTTTTCTACCTTCGACTAAAAAAGATAAATTAGGCAGCCCGCTAGAAAACTTATCCTGATCGTATTTAAACCTACACGCAACGTATGCAACGCCTTTTAATATATGACTGCTTGTCCAATCAGGAGTCTCTAGCATTAGAGGCGATGCAGTTGTTTGTGAGCCATCAAAAAACTCAAATTTAAGAAAGTCTGAAGTTGTTGGTGGACTGGCTCCCCACCCTGTTCCGAAGGTGAAAACTCCATTGCTGTGAGAAACTACATATTCTTTGTCAAAAGCTATAGCTATTAGATCGTTTAATGCAGCAGTTGGCGCACCACTATATGTAAGGGCTGTATCAGTAATAGCATATACTTGATACAAATATTCATTTTCATTACCTGTAGTCGTTGAATAAATTAAAGTACCGCCAACTCTCACTTTTCCATAAATAATTTTCCTATGACCTGCGGGTTCTTTACGGCTTATAGTCATACCAGTCATGCCTGACTGCTGATTAATATCTGGCATTAGCGATTTAACTGCATAATTCACGGCAGTGTATGTTGCAGCAATAGCAACAAATGTCTTAACAGTCATACCTTTTAAGACTGAAATACCTGCTTTGATCCAAGTTACTGGGTTGCCCATTATTAACCTATATATTTAGTATAAATCTTTTCTGTATAATCGTATTTTAGCCAATCTAAAAGTCTATCAAATGGCTGATGCCTTAAAGAACCAATAACAACTTCCTTGACACCTATCTCACTTAATTTTTTCTCAATGTATTCAATAAACCTAGCCCCTACTTTTGCTTTTCTGAACTTAGGTAAAATGTAAATCATGTCGTAATGGGCTTCTAAGCGATCCAATGCATATAATGATTTAACAACATAAATTGATGCGTATCCTACTAAAAGACCTTTGTTTCTAACCGTATATGTTTTAACGCACCCACTGTCTTGCAATTCGTAATAAGAGTTCCAGTCAGGATGTAAGTCGTAATTTTTATTTACTACCGCCTTATCCCAATGTTCATGCAGTAAAGACTCTACCTCAGATTTAAAAGATACTAATTTCTCTTCTGCAAACTCCACCTTAACTCCTTATGCGTTGCGACCCCATATTGATTCTTTTTCTTGTATTGCAGCAATAAATTCTAAACCTTTATCACCTGGAAAATAATGCCTTTGGTCTTCGTCTGTATACACTCTAGTAAAAGTCCTGCCTAATCTTACTAAGCTACTTTCTGCTGTTAAAGTAACAGTTGCAATCTCTCCATCATCTTCTGCTGTCATAACATCAATAAATCCATCAAATAATGTTATTGCTTGTCCGTAAATGACTCCAGAATTACTTATTAAGGCTAACATGATAGTTATAGAGTTACCTTGGTAATCATCTGTTATCGCTCTTTCTAGTATGTCTGATGTAAGATTATTTGACGATATAGCTAATCCTAATGTAATGTTTGTTGCCCCAAGATCATTGCTTTCTTCAACGCCATCAAAGCTAATAACCGAACCCTGACCTAAATATGTGAAACCATTGTAAGTAATGTCTTCATCTCCTGTCCAAATAAATACAGGATTATCGAAGACTGCTGCAATCATAATTCTTGGAGTTAGAATTTCATTATCTAGAACATTGTATGTGACAGAATTTAAGGTTCTACTCATTATATTGCCTCATGGCATGATATAGTCATGGAATGACCTTCAGTTACATCTACGCTAACATTTGGGTCGTTAGAGTTTAGTCTGAAAACTCCAATAGGGTTATATGTGTATATAGGGTCATTTGCATTTCTATTGTCACGCAGCTTAGGAGTAATATCTACACTTCCATTGCCACCTAGGCTAGATAGGTCAGTTGTAGCCATATATAACCTATTAGCCATACTAAAATATGTTCCTCTTTTGAAACGGTGACTAAATCCACTACTAATTAATCTAACATCTAATTCCATATCATTGGTAAAAGCTGCTGATGCCATTTCATATTGATTAGCTAATAGCTGTGGAATAGAAACGTAAAATCTTCCTAGCTGACCACGCAAAGACTGTAAAAAACCGCGCACATTCAATGCATCTTCGCCATATAAGGGAACAGTCTTAATATCTAATTCCCATCGCATAGAGTTATAGTCTTGAAACTGTTGTTTATAGCTAAATGGTGACTCAGATACACCAATCTTCTCAACCATTCTCAAATCATAAGACTGAATAATCGTTGTTCCGTCTGCTCTCAAAGGCATTGATATTGGATAACTTATAGCCATTATGACATCATCCTTCCGTATGCACCGCCTCTTATCTTAGCGTTAGCGACCGCCATCTTAGTCTCTTCTGCTATTCTAGGCATCATGCTTTGTATTTCTGCGCGAACTGTTTGCTGTACGCCTGTAGTTACATTAATAGTCTGGTTGACTACTACACCTGCGCCACCACCTCTAGTATGATCTATAACCGTCTCATTAGGATGAAGTATAGCAGGGAAGCCACCCTTTCCATCTATACCGCCTGATCTTGCACCTGAGCCAGTAAAGCCACCGCCATCAAATGATTGAGCCTTGATAGCAGATACTTTAGCCATCCCCGCAGCAATCGAGGCAGCAGCCATAGGAACACCTGTAGGAAATCCACCATACAGCTTAAATGCTGTCTGTGCAGCTTCGTAGGTGTTGATTAGGGTATTAGCTATACTTGCAGCTTTTTGCAGCGCAAATAGCTTTTTAGAGTGTCCTCTTACACCTTGTAGCTGTTTGGCAAGTTCTCCTGTCATCATTTCAGTTTTACCTGCCAAGGTTGCATTTTCAAACTCTGCAATCTTTTTCTTCTCTTCAGCTAACTTTTTTTCTGCCGCTAATTTTTCATCTAGACGCTGCAATTCTGCATTGTGATGAATAAGTTGGATTGCTTCTGTAAGTTCTATTTCTCCACGCTTTGCTTGCTGTCTTATTTCATAGTCTCTTATTTCTCTAGAAGACATACCATGAGTTTCAATCTCTTTTAACATGGCTTTTTCTTGCTTCAAAAAAGATTCAGTAGTGCCATCAACCTTTTGGGCTAGTCTATCTTGTTCTTCTTGATTTAACTGTATTGCTGCTCTTGTTTCACGAAGTCTTTTTGCATATGCTTCTTGCGACTCAGTGAATTTTCTATTTGCTTTAAGACCCTGCTGTCTGGTCTTTCTTCCTTTTTGTTCTTCTTGCTCTAAAGCTGCTAACTCATCTTTTAGCTCTTTCATTTTTATCTTAGCTAACTCAAGAGCATATTCTCTTGCTGCGCCAGTTAGAGAGTCAAACCTATCTATAAGGTCTTCGCCAGAGTCATTTAGCCGCTTCATTCCACTTGATGCTGCCATGAGTTTTGGCATCAAGCCCATAGCAATAGCTGCACCAACCGAGAGTATTGCACCGACTACAGCACCGCCAGGTCCGAAAATCGAAGCTACCTGACCACCTTGTTGACCAAGTACAAGCAACTTGTCTTGTCCCATCTGTAGCTGAACCGCGACATCCTGTATCTGATGACCTACTTGTCCAAGACCACCACGCATGAATCTAAACTGCTGATTAAGGACTTTGCCTCGCTTCGCAGTCTTATCCATTTCTCTTTGCATATTACGAAAGCCAGAGGATGCTCCGTCTTTTACTTTCGTTTCAATTACTGCTTGTGCGGTCTTAGCCATTATTCGCCTCAGTTTTTTCGTGCTTTACACGGAAATAGGTAAACCAATAATTAAACTCATCTGGTGTCATCGCTAAGATGGTCGAGAGAGGCTGACCAAGATGTTCTGCTAACTGAAACATAAAATATATATCAGTCGGCTCACCTTGGTCATTTATTAGTTTTTTTCGCGTTCCTCTTCATCATCAATAGCAAGAACAAAATTCGCTACCCTGCTTAACACTTCAGGGTCAACATTTTTCCTTAGCTTAACCTTATCGCCAATATCAAAAACAGGCTCACCATCTGCATCTGTCACACCATATATTAAAGCGTAAACAAGATAGTCGGTGTTATCTCCATCGGCTCTGGTATACCACTTAGCCTTATCCTCTAAAGATAGGTTCTTCGAGTAGAGAGTGCAATCCCACTCATCTACCCGAATACTTCTAACTTCTTTTCCACTAAAGTGCGCTACCGCACTATCAATTAGCTTTCCCATGGTTTAATCCCCAAAGTTAATTATTGTTCGTCAATGTGACCATTACCTGTTACTGAAATAGAAGCCTCTACCAAACCGTCAACTGATACTGACTTGGATACAGAAGTAACGATTGCGTTACCTTCCCAAACTTCATTACTTGTGCCACGAGGGTATAGCTTGACAAGTACGTCTGCCGCCTCTACCAGAGCCTGTTGCCCTGCATCGCCATCATCCCAAATTACGTTAAGAGAAGCTGTCCAAGACTTTAATGTAGCCTGTACTTTAGTCCAGCCAGCATCATCTCCAGACGTTCCCATAGTAGTTACATCTTGAGTGTTGGCAGTTATGTCTAGTGTGAAATCTTTAACTTCAGCTACAGCCGTTGAACCAACATAAACTGCGCCACCATATCCTGCATGAGTTGCCATTTTATTTACCTCTGCTAAAAAGCGTTATATTAAAGGGCGCAATCGCCATTAAGTTTGTGTATCAGGTTCATTTTCTCTTACCTGATAAGTTACTTCAACAGTCAATGTCGATACAGCTATAGGCTGATCTCCACCACCATCAAAATCTGCATCAAAAGATGTAATGCGCGTATCTTTAGCATTACCACCTCTTGTTAAATCCTCATATAATGCCTCTTCTATCTCAAGGCATATTTGGTCAAGCGTATCATCATAGTCAGACACAGCTTTGACATAAACTTCTACCTGGAACTCACACCTTCTAGTCTGTAATCTAGGAGGATTTATTGTGTCATAAGTTGTATCTTCTGACTTATTATACAACAAAATACCAGGCAGTTTTGAGCCATGCATAGGATAGACTCGACTCTGAAACACATTATTTCTAGTAGTCGATAAACCAGTTAATACTGATTTGATATTATCCCTAATATTTTTTCTCACATGGCTCATTCTTGATCCTCTAATGCTATCTCAGTAATACCAGTGCCATCATCCATAAGTATTGTAATAACATATAATTTGTTGCGTATTAGGAAACAATCGCCTTCTTCTGCGTTTGGTATGTCAGCAGTTCTTAATGTAAGTCTAGGCTGAACAACAGCAAAGCTAACTGTGCCACCTGCATCAACTGACTGATACTGATTGTCAAATATTGCAGTAATGGTACTCTTTGCTCTACCTGTAGGCATGAAAGTTACTGACTCGCCAAAGTCAGCTATCATCAATGCTCTATCATTCGCAGTTTCTACTGGCATTATTTCTTCGCTCTTTTCTTAGGCTTAGGAGTGTCTTCAGTCAATCCAACGCTTCTATCCACTATGCTTGTTTCCTCTTGTACAGGTATTGCATTTCCTGCACTAATTATTTTATTTGCAATATCATCTGACAAATCTGCTACAGCACCCTTTTTATATTGTGCTGACCCTACTGAACAAATATTTACAAACTCTATTTTCATCACATTCTCCTTTAGTAAAAGCTACTATGGGATAGCCACGGAATAGCCTTTAGTAAAAGAGGGGGGCAAGCCCCCTCAGTATTACTTATGCAGTTTGCTTACAGAAGCTACCGCCATGACGTACAGCAGCATCAACTGACTGTAGTGCAACAACGCGCACTGTACCAGTAGTAGAAGCTGTGTATGGGTCAACTACGATGTCTAGTCCACCGAACATACCGATTAGTAAGTCGCTGAAGTTACCAAAGTAGGCGTGTTTTGCAGACGCTTGGTTAGAAACAATTGCTCTGTAACCATTGATTTGACCGCCTTCTAATACGAAAGAGCCAGAACCAGTGTCTTTAGCAGTTGATTTCAAAACACCAGCCATGCTTGGTGGCAAGATGTAAGACAAGTTGCCAAGAAGAGCATTCTCAGTAGCAACTTCAGTTTCCATCTCAATCATTTCTGCAAAAGTTGGAGCAGTAGCATCAGTGAAAGTGATAGCTTGTACGCCAGCAGCATTCTCGATACCAGTTGGCTGACCTCCAGAACCTGTACCCTCTAGACCAGCTTTATCAATAGCGATTGCCATTGCTTTAGTAAGGTCATCACGGATTAGGTTTTCAACATCAAGGCTAGATTGAATCAAAAGCTGACGAGTAACGT